TCTGGCGTTTACCTTCTGGCTTAGACCAAGTGCGTATGTCCATGTAGAGCCGTCCGTAGAGTAGCCTAAATAGCTTGCCATGCTGCCGTTGAGCGCCGATACCGTGGCCGTCCCAGTCCATTGCCCGCCCAACAACAGCCCAAAATCCTCGGGCTCGCCAAGCCATGTTGATGTGAGGCTGTTGTGGTACGTCGCAAGCGCATTGCTGTACGTGCCGAGCGCAGACGAAAACTTCGTCCCGAACGCCACGCCATCCTCTGTCACGAAATAGCGGCTGGCGTCCGTAGGGCCAAGGTTATACTCGACCATGTTGGTCAGCGTCGGTGACGTGTGCTCATAGGTATCGACCAGGAACGAGTTGGCGTCGCTGGTCACAGTCACGTCAACAGTCGCGGAGTTTGCGCTGTATTGGCCGACCGAATCCAACGCCTTGACGAACAGCCGCCATGTACCGACTGGTATTTGGTCGGATGTCATCCGCAGCGCGTCCACGCGGTCGATGAGCTTTGCGCTGTCCCATGTGGCGGACGTGTTGCCATACCGCACCTCATAGCGCCAGATGTCGATGTCAATGGCCGGTTGCCAGCTCATATACACCCGCCCACCAGCCTCGAATGCGGACACGCTTGGCACGTTCCCCGGCACCAGTTGCTTGCCCAGCGCCGTTCCTGATTGTGTCGCATAGTTGCCAACGCCGCCAATCGTGGTCACAGAAGCAACCTTGACTGTGTATTGCACGCCTTCCTGTATCGGGCCACTCACCCACTCGGCCGTAAATGCCGATGATGCTGCGATCAATGTCTGCCCAGCCCACAGTTCAACTCGGTAGTAGGCCAGATACGGATACGCTTGTGCCGTCCATTTGACGCGCCAACGACTCGACCATGTTCCGTCCTGCTGCTGATAGACTTCCTCGACAATCGTGACGCCAGACACCGCAGGCGGCGCTGCAGGGCTTGGCAAGTCTGTATCAGCATAGGTCGGTTCAGCAACGACAACATCGGAATACATGGCCGGGTCATACTCGACAGCCGAGATATGCCAGCGGCCCGGAGTTGTCGCATTGCACGACGTAACACGTGCGAGCTTCGAGGACAGGCCGATAGGATGCGTAACTGTGATGATGTCGCCAACCTCTACAGCAATGGCTTCGTCGAACGTATCAAAGTCGATTGTCAGGTCGCCAAGCGTGAGCTTGTTGAGCCGTTCGATGGCCTCGCGATACGCCTGTGAGTAACGCTGAACGCCAGGCAACTGCACTGTGCTCTCGCGGCGCGGGACAAGTCCAGAATCTACGCCGGCAGCACGCACCTCGGCATAATCCTGCGCCCATGGCGTCTTGGTCGTGTTTGTGTAGTTGATGCGCATGACTGTCGGCACCTGCTGGATGCCGAGCTTGCGCAGGCGCATCGAGTTCGCCGCGATGTTCGATGCTGTGAAGCTGGCGACGCTGTTGCCTGGCCGATCTGAGATCAGCCGCACGCCGGAATTACCCTGCACAATAAACGCGCTTGCGTATGTGCGCAGCGTATCCGCCCACTCGCGCGCACCAGCCACATTGTCGCAGACCAGACCGATCAGCCTGCGTTTCTCGCCGCCGACAAGCGCATCGCAATCATTCGCCACACCGACCACACTCGACCAATCAACCGTCTTGCCGAGTCCATATGTGTTGTTCGACAGGTAATCCGCAAGCGCAAGGGCCGGGTTGTCTGAGTATGCTGTGGTGGATGTGCGCGGATCGTATAGCTTACGGCCGCTGATGCGTGCTACAAAGCTAGGGAAGCCATTGCTTGCGCCATTTGGAACCTTGATTACCGAGTACGCGATGCCCGGCAGGGCGTCAGCGTAGCTGATGTTCGACGCGGCATAGGCAGCCACAAGAGTAGCATTCACCGTCTGGCTTTGCGTGCCAAGATAGTGCGTCACAACAACGCTGTCCGGCAACGGCTTGTCGTCCATCAACAGCGAGTCGATGCCAGCAATCTCACCCTCGCCCCACACAGCGACAACGATCAGGTTGTCTTGATACACAAGAGCATCCGCGATCTGCGCACCGACTGATACCGACCCGTACAGCACACGCAGCGGCGCACCCTCGGCGGCGATCTGTTGCTGACTTTCTTCTGGCGTGCTGGCCGTTTCGTTGATGTTGTCGCGCGGCGCAACAACACCTTGTGGCTGCCCACCAAGCTGCAAGTACCAGTTGATGTATGACTGGTTGGATGTGCCGCCAGGGTATGCCGGGAGGCTCATACCTGCTCAATCTCCACGGTTGCGTCCCAATAGTTGCCGGGCCGCCGCGTGTAAGCGATTGGCGCCGCGAACACACAAGTGCGCGTCACCGAGTCTGCGGGCGACGTGTAGTCAAACGTCAGCAGCCTGTTGGCTGCGTAGAAGGCATCAAGAGTGTCCTTCTGCGATGCCGACAGCCATTCGTGCTTGATCGAGAAGGACACCCTGTCGGATGCAAAGTAGCTGCGCACGCGCGCGGTGCCATCTTCCGCTCGGTCAATGGCCGTGCTCTTGATCGGCTTAGGGTCTGACTGATAGCTTGTCGGTAATGTCGGATACGCGGCCACGTTAACCCCTCGTCAGCACGTAAGTCTGCCCGCCCCATGTGATCTTCGTCCCGGACGGCCGAAGGTGATTGAATCCAGCCCCAGGCCCGATGATGCGGCGCGGGAACACGGATGTGCGCAAATTCTCGCTGACAATGTTCAGAGTGACGCGATCCGGTGCGATGTCTGCGTCATTGACAACGCCGTCCAGCACAAGCGTTGCGTCGGTCGGGTTGTCGCCATAGAACTGCCATATTCTGCACCCACGATCCGACACGCCCTCGGACAGCACCAGCGCGGAGTAGGCAAGGTCTGAGTTGATGAGCTCGACGCGTCCCTTCTGCTCGCCGCGCGCGTCAGCCGTCAGGCCGGACGTTCTGCCAAGCCTGCCGCCTGTCCAGGTGTACCCGCCCCAAGTTTGGTCGCCGCGAGACGATAGCCGCAGGACGGTTGAGAATGCGATCTCAACAAGGTATCCGGGCGTCGTGACGGTAGCCGACACGGCCGCCTGCTGTGCCGATGTCAGCGACCTCATGGCCCGACCTCCACAGATTGAGTAAGCCCGCTATCTCCAGGTCCACCTAGCATGTCAACGATCACATTCACCTTCACTGGTGTGTTTGCTGCATCAAGCTGAGTCTGCGCTGCTGCTTGCATTTTGCTCGCCGCGTCGGCCAGCGCCCCTTGTATCACGTCCGCAATATCTTTGTGGCTCTGGATGATCTGATCCTGAGCCGCCATCAATCGGTCGCTGGCAGCTTTATCCGCTTCGTCAAGCGCGGCTGCGAAGTCATTGGCTACGGCCGCCTTCTGATCTGGACTGAGCAGGTTATACGCAGCCATCGTCGCCTGGTTGAATCGCTGCGATGCGCGCTCGATCTCTGCCGGGTCTACCGCGTTTATCAACTGGACCTTTGCCTTGTCCGCTTCGGAGCTCCAGTATTCGTACTGATGCTGATTGTCCATCACCGAGAGCTTGACCTGCTCGATGCTCTGGCCGAACATTGCTTGCGTATTCGCCAGAGCTTGCTGGATTTGCTGCACCAGTTGCAGCTCCATCTGATACTGCTGTTGTACTGCGGTTCCGAGTTTCTGCGCGGACGCCAAAGACCCGTCGAATGACGCTGAAAGGTCGCGAACATTCTGCTCGCCTTTCTGCCACTTCTGGAACAGCGTCATGCTTGCATCGGCGATAGCTTTCATTCCGTCCGCGACAACATTGGCCTTCATGTAGTCGTGCAGCACAGTCAGCGCCGTGGCGAACTGCGCCATTTCGGCGCCAGTGCCCTTGAACGTAAGCAGCAGATTCTTGACGGATTCCTCAAGCCCAGATGTGCCAGCCACGATGTCCTTGAACAGTTGCTTGAGCGCCAGGTCTGAGTTAGAACCGTAGCGCTTCATACCTTGCCCAAGGTCGAACTGAATACCGTCACGCTCACCGACATCGACGCCGACCTTCGTCACGCTTGGCGTGCCTCCGAGGTGCGTAAGTGTTTGCCCGAACCCGCCGACGCCTTGCAGGATGGCCGTGCGCGCATCCATGGTCTGTTGCGATGCCTGCTTGCTTCCGGTCATGTTCCACAGGCCATCGAGCGCGCCGGTGGACAGGTCCACTGACCCGCCCGCAGCTTTGTTGCTTGGCTTGCCGCCGAACAGGCCGAACATCGACCCGATAGCAATAATTCCGGCAACCCACGGAAGGGCAGCCGCGACAGTCCCCAACAAGCCTGCGCCTGCCGCAGCAGCACCGCCCAAAGCAGACGCCGTAGACGATGCACCGAAGAGACCGAACTCGGCAGTTTGCGCCGCCAGCATTCCGCCTTGTGTTGCGCCAGCAAGTAGCCCACCAGTGCCAGCAGCCAACCCGTAACTAGACATCGTGCCCAAGCTGCCCATGCCAAATATGGCCTGTCCGGCACTGCTGGGCAAAGACAAGCCACCAGCAGCGGCATTGCCGCTTGCTCCGATGCCAAACAATCCAGTCGTAAAGCTAGCCATGTTCTGCGCAATTGGCTGGATAATCGGCCGCAGCACAAGAGTGGCGAACATATTCTTGAGCGTGGCCGCGAAGTTCTGCGCGAAATTCTTTCCGCCCTCAAAGCCGCGCATTAGTGCGTCGGTGAGGCTGCGTTCGATTTCTTCGGCTGTCTTTTTCCATTCCTTTTCAGCCTCTTTTGCAGCCTTTGTTTCAGCATCAAGCGTGTCTTTTCTCTCAAGCCATGTAGTAAGTTCCTTGCGCGCGTCAATCTCTCGCTGTAACGCCCTGACGGCCTCATCGTCTCCGTATCGCTGTTTGATGATAACCATCTCTTCTAGGCGCTTTATGTTGACCTCGTTAAGAGCCACCGCGAGGCTGGTGTGCGTCTTTTCAGCAAGCTCTGTGGCCTCAACCTCCATTTGCGTCTTTTCTACTTCTTCTTCTATGCTCTTCGCATGATGGTTCAGTTCTTCGATATACTTCTTGCGATCCTGCTGCGCCCGCTTTAGCTGTTCATCTTCTTTCTTCATTTGCTCATCAGCTTCCTCCTGTGCCAGCGAAGCAACATTGTAAGCTTGAGCATTCTTCATGATCGACTTCGCAAGATCGTCAGTAGGCGCTTTGGCAGCGGCACGCGCCGCCGCCATCATCTTCACCTGCACATTGTTGAGTCCGATTTCCTCAGTCTCATCGTGCAGCTTATCGGCAAACTCCTTTGCAGCCTTGACCCTCTTTTCGTACTCCTTTTCAGCTTTGTCCGACGTGATTTCCTGACTTTTTGGCTTTGGCCCAGGAACCGACTCTGGATAGTAGTACTCAGTCAACTTCTTAATAGCAGCTTGCTGAGTCTTTATGTCTTGGTCGGCGTATTGCTTTCTGATCTCGGAAAGCGATTCAAGGTATTTCCTTTCTCGTTCAAGGCTTCCTTGCCGTATTTTATCGCGCGCCGCCTCGGCTTTTGCTGCTGCATCAAGAACAGCGCCATACCCTTTGTTGTTGGTATCAACAATCTCCTTATAGACTTGATTCTCTTTATCACGCATGGCGTCGCTTTCAGCCATAAGCTGCTTTAGCCGAAGTCCGTAATCGGGCCCGGCATTTTTGTCCAACTCCATCTTCTTGATATTGAAATCACGGTCTATGCTATTCAACGTTGCAATGTGCCGCATGTCGATAACAAATTTTGTCGCGCCAGTGTTTAACGAATTTAGCATTTCTGCTACGCCGACAAGAATTTCCCGAATTGATTTTCCCCATTCCCGCAGGCTGTCATTTGCGGATAGCTTATCTAAGCTCTGGTCTGCCTCCTTGAACCCATGCACCAGCGCAAACACAACGTCAGTTAGCGTTTCGTTGAACGTCTCCCCAAACTTGACCTTAAGGTCATCGACATAGCGTTTCATCGAGGTGATCTGCTTACCAGCGGTGAGCATTGCCTCACCGTATATCCCGGCAATGCGCGTGCTGTATTCGAGCACTTCGTCCATGCGGGCTTGAGCTTTTTGTGCTTCTGTAAGCTGATCCTTGTTTACGCCAAGTTGATGTGCGAGCCTCTTGTAGCTTTCCTCGAAGTTGACGTTGATACCGATGGTGCGCAGAATCTCTACGTTCCCGGACTGGATGCCGTGTACCAAGCTCTCGAACGCCTGTGACGAATTGATACCGGCGATAACCGCCGCGTCTTGTGCGACTCGCGCAAGCTCCGCGCTATGGCTAAGGTCTAGCTGAGCTTGCGCCATCCTGGTGATGGTTTCGCGCGCCTCGATCATTGAAATGCCTGTCTTGCGAAGGGCCATTTCGTATTGCAGCATCTCATCAGCAGAATATCCAGCGTTGTACCCGGCAACCCGCATGACGATGCCCATTGTTTCGAATCGCGCATTCATTTGTGCGGCTTCAGAGATCAGCGATCCGAGTTTGTATAGGCCAAACGCGGCCGCGGCCAGTCTGATAGAACTTGCCAAGTCTAATGTGGTAGCACCGAGGCCCTTTGTTTCCTTTGACGCACCTTCCATTTCTTCGCGCAGCTCTTTTATCTTGCTGACCATCGCCTCATGCGCACGGTTCAATTCGCTGGTCGTGGCAAGCCCGCTCGCCTTCAGGGTTTCATACGCCTGTCGAGTCCTTTCTATCGCGTCGGTGATTTCTTGGTTGCCTCTGATACCGAGTTCTTTGCGAGCACTCTCGACAAATAATGCTGCACTCTGCATTTCGCGCATGGCTGCATCCATGCCAGACTGCACGCCCTCCTTGAACGCATCCCCTATCCCCGCGAATGCGCTGCGGAGACCACCAGCAGTCTGCTCGGCCTTCTGTGCGCCTTGCGCCAGCTTGTCTAGCTCTTGTTGACCATCCTTCAGGCCAGTGGTATCGACGGCAAGGCCAATCGTTGCGATGTCTGAGCTCATTCTGTGGCCCCCATTACCTTGACAAACTCAAGGTCAATCGCGCGGATTGCCGTCACTTCCCACGGCTCGGTAATCGTGCCGGTCAGGCGCGACCACGCCTCGATCTCGCCATAACTGATAGGCGACACCGAAAATCCGCTGTTCTGGCGTGCGGAGCTCAGTTCCAAGAACCACCTCCACACATGGCTTGCCGTTTGTGGGCACGTAGGGGCGTCAGCGAGCTCCTGCGGCATGATTCCGCTTTGCCGATATGCTGCCAGCAGGTGATCCCGTAGGGTTGTGCCATCCTTGCGCCTCTTTGAAAGCCTAAACTCTGATGCGGCGAACACAACCAGCCCGCCGATCAGTTCCCCATAAAAAGCTCCAGGTTGGCAATCCCTTCGTCAACCTGTTTGCGAATCCACGGGTACTCACTGTAAACCTTGCGCACGTTTGCTGGCGTGAACTCCAACTCATGCCCGCCCATCACCATATTGCGCCAGCCCTTCGTGCACAGCGTCAGCAATTCGATGGATTCCGCCTCAGACTTCTCGACGGTCTCCGGCTCTAGGTCTTTGCCGCGCTTGCGTGCAAGCTGCTCGCGCCGCAGCCTGTCATTGACTGCCTCGCGGATATGCTCACGGAACACAGTCGAATCCTTGCCGAGAATCGTGATGAAGATTCCAAGCGGCTCGCCCGTGACAGGGTGCACAAGCTCCATCTCAGCGCCCTTGTCGCACGCCTTGGTCGTATCCAGCTCAGCGATGTCAAACTTCTTGTTGCTCACTTGTTCCCCTCCTTATTACGCAAGACTGTCCATGATGGTGATGACGCTGTTGGCGGTATTCGTGCCAGTGCCGCCATTGACGTTTTCCAGCGCGGTGAACTTCGCCGTCAGCGTCAGCCCTTTTTCGCCGTCATCCTTCTCGGCGCTGCTGAGCTTGACGCGCGGCAATGCGAACGCAACGAAGTCAGCACTCGGCGTCGAACCGCCAACGAATGCAGCGGTGATGCCGACTTCGGTCTCATTGAGGAAGTAGTCGCGCATCGTCGCATCCGTGAACAGCACCGACATCGTGCCATCAACAGTCAGCACTCCCGGGAACACGTCAGGTGCAACGTTGCTGCCAACTACGCCGCTAGGCGTGCTCATGTTGCCGTTGACGGTGAAGTCGAGGCCGGTGATGTACCCGACCTTGGTGCCGCCAACGTAGACCGCGCCATTGGCCGCAGCCAGCACAGCGCCAGACGATGCGGCAGTCGGCGTGGTGAAATACTCGCTCGACGTGGACGTGTCCATGTCGATGCCCTTGATGCTGAAGTCAACGGTCGCCATGCCAGTCGGCGGCAGCTTGACGGCCATGGTGTCAATGGCGCAGCCCTTGAACTGCTCAGACAGCAGCACATCCGAATACCAATGCTCGATGGTGTAGTAGTCGCGCACCTGCCCGCTGGTCGGCACCTGCACCTTCTTCCCGGCCTGCGTGATGGTGACGCTATCACCTGCGGCCTTGGCGACAATCGGCACACCATCAAGAGGCGTCACCGTCATGACGGTAGCGGTCAGCCCGTAGATCAGGAAGTTGTGGCTGTTGTTGGCCGTCGCGGGAGCCGACCAGCCAGTGCAGCGCACCACGTCGCCGAGCTTGAATCCGTCCGTAATCCAGCTGCCGGCACCGCGCGTGAACGTGCCATCGGGCGACGTAGTGACTGCTGCGGTGATGTTGGTCTGCGCGCCAGACGTAGCAGCGGTTGCCCATGCGCTGCGAAGCACGGATGCCATGAAGTCAGAGTACGTACCGACCGACAGCTCACCGTTGATTGCGCCATCAACTGAGCGCATGCCGTGCCGCATGTCCGCGCGCATCATCGACGGGCGAATTTCCTGCGATTCGTAGGTAGCCTTCTTAAGGTTGAGGGTTGACGTAACCCGGCGCAGATACTTCGCGCCAGTGCCGGACGCCTTGGTGACAAGGTCGGTCTGCTTTTTGTACGAGAGCTTCTTGAAAACGCCAGTTGCGATAGTCGCCATGATGCTGCCTCCTATTGATTGCTAAACGAGTAATACCTGATGTTGACGGGAACGACGTACCGCCCTTCACCCTCCATTGCCACCGACCGCCAAGACTTATCAATCGTCACGACGAGCCAGTTTTGCGCGACGATCTGTGACGCGCGCGGGAACGCGGCGACAACAGCATCGGCGAGCGCTCCGGCAGCCCCGCTGCCAATTCCTGCGTCAGTAACAACGTTGATGTGGTACAGACCGACATACTGGCGGATACCATCCGGCCCGATAGTCGGCGTGTATGTCTCCGCAGGCATGAAACGCGCCTCCAAGTATGGCTTCGTCGCTGGCGGCGGCGCGTTTTCGTACCACACTGGCGCGAGCGCAATCTCGGACAGTTTGATGCGGAATGCCGCTTCGATGGCCGATGCGCTCATACGCCCAAAGCCCTTTGAAGATGCGACTGCCATGCCGCGACCGTAACGGCGACCATGCCGTTCGGTGCCTTCTTGGACCACCCATGCTCAAGCCGATACGCATACGGCATGCTGTTCGTCCAGTAAATGACCGAACCGATTGCTTCCTTGCCCATGCCAGCCACGGCCGCATTGGTAGCCTCAAGCGCCGCGTTGTCTTCCTTGAGTGTCTTGCTCTTATCCGCCGAGAATACCGGCTGCCCAACGCCAAGCATCCAGTTGCCGCGGAATGCGCCAGTAAGGACAGGCGACGCAATCATAATGTCGGAAAACATGTCCAGGCACAGCTTGCGCACAACAACATCCATTCGCAACTTCGTCTTTTCGACGATCTCTTGAACCTGTTTGCTGAAATCGTACTGGATCATTGGCGCTCCGCGTATGTCTCAATCAGGATCGTTTCGTCACTGAACAACACCGGCGACACAGACAAAACGACGTATGCAATTCCCGACGCCGTTATCGTGTCGCTTGGTGCGATCTCTACGTCTGGCGGCATGACAAACTTTGCCACGCCAAACGGGTTCGCCTTTGCGACGTTGACGGCGACGTTCTCGCTCACTTTGTCGATAACCGCGCGCGTTGGCGTCTCCGTCTTGTTCACGGCGTTCACGCCGGACGCCGGATCGTAGGACGTGGACTTGTGCGACACGGTGACGGGCGACCCATACTTGACGATATTCGCCAATGCTTGCGCGGCTGCTAGCTTCTGGATACTCATGCTCTCACCAGTTTGCGGGCGGACGATGACGCACGCACGACACCGTATCGTGACAGAATTTCATCAACTTGTCTCGGGATGCTCGACTGTTGCGCACCGGCAAAGTCGATCTTGAGAGACGCAACCGCAAGGCTTCCGATTCCGGCGCTATCGGGCGTCGCTGTGATGTCGTTTGCCAGAAGAGCAAGCGCCATCTCACATTGCGCATCCTTGATGTCTTGCGGGATAGCATCAGCCGGCAGATAGCAGCATGTGGTGTCAGCCGTCGAGTTTGACGGATCAGGGTTGCGCACATAGGCACGCGGCCATGCCCTTGCCTGCGTGCTGCTTGCGCGCGTGCCAAGCCATGCGATGCGCGAGTCAATTACCTTCGTCGCCCAAATCAAGGCCGCAGTCTTGTCGGGTGCGCTTGCATTCGCCCATGCGTCCTTGTGAAGCCGGTCGCCAAAGTACGTGACCGCCTCTTGGAGCGTGACGTAACTGTTCGCGCTCGCGCCGCCAACCATAGCGTCAATCGTCGATGCCATCAGCCAAGTTCCTCGCGCACACTCAATTTGATAAGCTCGGTGCCAGTGACAATTGCGCCAGTGCCATCCGTCACCTCTACCTCGATTTGCATCTCAGGCGCGATGATCTCGCCGGCGGCAAATTGATACTCGGCCTTGCCATTGGCCGGGTTCGGAATCGTCGCTGCCCTGTTCACAATCGCGCCCGTCGCATCCGCCCACCTGAAGCGCACAGTGCATGACGTGAGATCAACAGCCGCGCCAGTGTCGCTGTCCGTGATCGTCACGATCAGCTTTGATCCAGTGTCGCCGGTTACCATGTCATAGCTCATGCGTCGCCGACTCCTTATAGCCGCACAGTTGCATTCTTGCCGCGCGTAACTGCGGCTGCGGCATTCTTCGTGCGCGTGACATAAGCATTGCGCGCGACCACGTTGCGGACGATGTTCTGAACTTCGCCAGCGGCTACCACTCCGGTGTACGCGACAGCACCAGCGCCAACGAGCGCATAGCTAACAGCCATCGTCATGGTGCCAGGGATGGCCGATACCGGCTCGCCAGCAAGGCCCACATACACCTGCGGCACAACAGAGCCAGCCTGCGCCGTTGCCACTTGCCCGATTGCCGCACAGGAAACGCCAGCGATGAGCGCGCCGGCAGCAGTAGCCACCGCAGCACCAGACAGCGCCCTCGCAACGTCCGAGCCCGCGCCAACAGAGCCGGCGCTTGCCGTGACAGACGATCCAAGCAGCGCAACGGTGACCGTCCCGGACACAGCACCGGAAGACGCCGTAACAGACTGCCCGGTCAGCGCGCGCGAGGTGTCTGCGCCAGTCGTTACAGACCCGGCAAGTGCTTGCACCTGCTGCCCGGTGAGCGACTGATTGACGTTCGCCGTGACCGATCCAGCGGAGCTTGTGACCGCTGCGCCGGTGAGCGCGCGCGAGGTGTCCGAGCCCGTGGCAACCGTGCCGGTCTGCGCGGCGACCTGCTGCCCCGTGAGAGCGACGCTGACGCCAGCCGTGACCGTGCCAGCGGAGACAGTCACGGCGGAGCCAGTCAACGCCTGCGTGGTGCCAACAGACGGCGACAGCGTGCCGGCTTGTGCAGCAACGGCTTGGCCGGCAAGTGCTACGCTGACGCTCGGGACAGCGGCGCCAATCGACGTTGTGACGGTCGCGCCGGTTAGGGCGACAGTGACATCGTTGCTGGCCGCTTGCTGCGCGGGCGCAAGCCCAAGCGATTGTAGGCCGAGGGACTCAAGACCGAGGCTCATTTACGCGGGCCAGACGATTCCGTTCACGATGGATTGCACAGCCGCCATCGTAGCCGCCGCAGAGCCTTGATCGGTCACGGCCTTGATGGACGCGATTGCAGTCTTTGCGGCGGCGCGGGTGTTGAGCACCTTCTGCCATGCGGTCGTGGCGGACTTCGCCGAGCCGTTTATGGATGCCCACAGGTCAAGCATCGCGTCGATGGCGTTGCCGAAGTTGTCCTGAAACTCGGCTTCAATCGTCGGGTCAATGGCCGTGAACGCTGGCGTGTAGAGCGTGTAGTAGTTCGCTGTCTTGGCTTTGTTCACTTGCTGGATGCCGGTTTTCTTGGCATACGCGAGGATGCTGTACCCGTTGATGATCGTCTGAACGGCAGCGTCAATCTGATCTTGCGTCATGGTAGATGGGCCATACGCAATCCATACGCCGTCAGTCTGCACAAGCTGATACCCGGCTTGCTGGATTTTGTTGCTGAGATCCTCCCACTGAAGGGCGGTCGGGTCAGGAAATGTAATCATGTTATGACATCCTTAAATATATTCTTGGTGATTGAATAGAGTCTGAAATACTTAACCAGTTGCTAGTGCCTGTCAAAGTCGGAAATGGATCAGTCAGGCTCGTTTGGCTGCCAATCGACACATAGCTCAGCGGGTTAAAGTTCGAACTACCACCACTCCCAAAAGGCGTGTTGCCTGGATAGCCAAATTGTATTTGTGGGCCTGTTCCGTTCAGTGCTAGAGCCCCTGTCCAATACCATCCAGGTTTTAGCTTAATTTGCGTTGCGATGGCGTTCATCTTCAGACCGGTGCTGGTGCTATCCAATGGAGTGCTTGTAGTCGCAAGCAATTTTCCTGGGCTGCCGTCAGGATTGACACCATACAACCCGACCAGAATTTGCGAACCCGCACCGGCGGTGTTCACCCATACCCCCATGTGTGTGAGCACACCAGCGCAGTCAAGGCGAAAAGGCACTCCGTATAGCGTTCCGAGCACTAGGGAAGTCGAAACATAGCTACCATAAAAATGTGCGCTCGCCACATATCTATTCGCACCAGCCGCAGCGAAAGTAGTCGGCGCAGTAAGTGGCTCAAAAAAGCCATCTACCAATGGCGTGATGAATACCTGGTGCGTCCCTGCGGACAGATTCAACGCCGACGGAGTGACATCGTTGTAAGTCGTACCATCCCATGTCGAGAATATTCTGGTGCGTGCAAGCGTATTGGATGCACCTACAGTACCAAGGCCTGACTCCTTCGATCCGTTCACATCCAGCAGCGAATACTGCACGTATGAGTTCACGCCAAACACGTTGGACGGGAGAGGGAAGCCAGCAACAGCCGACAGCGTGAGCGTGCCAGTGCCAGTAGTGGTTGTGGTGGCTTTAGTCCAGTTGCTCAGCATGGATCACGCCACCCATGTGCGTACTTGCTTTTCTGCTGGCGGCATCACAGGTGCACGCACTTCCACCACAACCACCGGCACACACAACACAGGAACAATCAGCCAGGCCAACATCACGCGAACCGCACAAGACCGTTCGTTGAGTCATTCGTCGGCATGGTCAACGTGAAGTTGCCGCCAGTCACCGTCGTTGCGCCGAAGGTGTAAACGCCAATGTTGCGGTTTGCATCCGTCGTCGAGTAGATCATGACCGAATCGAACGATGTCGATAGCGTGACGGACGTGTATGCGATGTTCGCGCTCGGCGTCCAGAATGCCGTGGTGCCTGTCAACCCTGCTGTGTTGCCGTTAGTGACGGACACACCACCAGCGGTATAGCCAGTGCCGGACACTTCACCCGTCGCCGTATAGGCCGCATTGGACGGCCCGGTCGTTGCCGATGCCAGATACAGCGCAGCCTTTAGCGCCTTGCCGTCAACGATTGCAGACAGCGCAGCCTGTTTAGCAGCGCCGGAGATTCCTTGAGTGTTAGCCATGCTCCAGTCCTTTACTGAATGGTTGCCGTCAACGCATCGCCGAACAGGCCGCGCTTCGCCAGCACGTGCGCCGATTGACGCACCACCTCGCCGTTGAGCGAGTACGTTTCGATGAGCTTGGTGTAATCGTCGGTGACCTCCCACCGCGTCTCATATTGCAGATCAGCGATCGGAAGGTTTCCCTTGATGGTGTGGATAAGCGGAGCATCAGTCATTCGTCGCCCTCCTTTGACTTGCGCGTGCGCTTGGCCGGCTGTTCGGGCTCAATGAGATCATCAATGGACTTGATGATCGTGACAGGCTTCAGCCAAGCGCGACCTTCTGCCTCAGCCTCGCGGATTGCCACATTGCGCGCCTCATAGGCGGCCTCAACGTCCTGGCAGCCAATGGCGAGCACAGCGTCGCAACGCTCGAAATCATTGGCCGGATTGAATGCCGATCCATTGCGAACAAACGCAGGAATGTCCGCCTTGCGCAGCCTATCGCGGAGTGCGATAGCCTCCTGCGCGCCACCTTCGGTGTAGTAAATAACCACCATGCGACATCCTCCTCAAAAATCCCTCCCCGAAAGGAGGGAATACCGGCAGGGAGTGTTTACTGCGTGCGGAGGATAACGCCAGCGAGGCCCTTCGCACCGGAATCGGTTGAGGTCTTGTCCCAATTGCTAGACGTGCCGATTGCGGTGTCGGTCGGGTTCGCGCCGCCGTTGGTGACATCCCACGTGAAGCCCTTGATGCCCAGGTTGAAGGCGTACTCGCCTTGCATCCGAATGACCAGGTTCTCAAGGCCGGTCACCACGTCATTGATGATGTCGCGCTGTTCGGACTCCTGAACAGTCACGCCACCAGGCACAAGCGCCATCGACCAATACTTGTTTGGAGTACCAGTCACAAGCATCGAAGGCGCATCAATGACAACAGTCGGGCGGCCAAAGGTCGCAACGGTGCCGTTGTAGATCGTCGCGCTTGCAACGTCAAACACCTTGTCAGCGATGGCTTGGCCCATGAGGTCGAAATACACCTTCGAGTGCATGACCCATGCCGCCAGATCACCAGCGCGGTCACCACGCTTGCCCATAGCCGTCACCATCGCAGCATGAGTGATGGTGCCAGTGGCAGAGTAGTCGTGAGTCGCGTTGGCTTGACCGGACAGCGCAGCAACAGCAGCATTGACGGCAGTGTTGATGTAATCGACCGTGATGGCCTTGCCAACCTGAGCGCCAAGCAGGAACGAAAGCTCCTGGTTGTTGATGACCTGCCCGATCTTGCGGAAGGAGTCGATGGTCTGCGCCACAGGGCCAATCTTGCGGTTGATCTTGACGCTGGCATTCTCGCCTTGCTGGATTGCCAGGTCGGTAGCGGCAGCGACGGACGTGATGTCGCGGCGGGTGATGAGGCTGGAAATGTTCTGAATGAACGATTCCTTGTTGAAGTCGCCAATCATGCGGGCGGCCTGCAACTGGATCGTGTTGCCAGAAGCGGCGTTGAATGCGTCGGCGTTCTGCTCGATCACTTCGATCATGCCGCCGAAAAACTGCTCATCGTAAATCTTGAATCCGGTTTTGGTTCCGATTGCCATGATAAATCCCTCCGTGGGGTTAGAAGTTCAAACTTTCCTTCCCCCGGAAGGATTCAACCAGCTTTATCGCTCCACCGGAGCTTGAGTCACTTGGCAGGTAGCGACAGATAAGCCTCCTGCCCGTTTTCCTCAATGTACTTCACCTTGTCCGCCACCGACTTGAAATCGGCCTTGGATCGAATGCCAGTCGTTCCCGCCCCCCTGTTGCTACCGGCAGCTCCGCCACCAGTGGACTGCTTAAAGAGATGCGGGGCACTTTTCGTAAGACTAGACATCCATTCCTTGATTGTCAAGGGGCTCACACCGTCAGCACCGTAAATGGTTTTGTCTCCATCGACAGCAATCGCGCGGTCGTTACCATCGAGCTTGAATTGCATACGCGCTCGCAGCACGATGTCATCAAGCGCGGTATCCACGCAGCCCATTTCAACAGCGAGACGCGCCGCCTCGTTGTCGATCATCATTTTTTCGAGCCGCTGCCGCGCAGTGCCCAATTGATCCTTATAGGTGTCGCGTTCCTGCTCAAGGCTTGCGCGCATTGCTTTGATTCGCTCCTCGATCAATTCATCCACCTTGCCAGCGTCGATCAGCTTCTTCTCCTTTAGCTTGTTATGCTCCTCGGCGAGCTTGCGGTATAGCTCGGGATCGACATCGCCGTATTTCTGGAGCAATTCGTCGCGTTCCTTGGCAAGCGCGATGTTGTTGTTCCTGAACTCATCCAATTTCTGTTTCGGAACAACACCATCAACGCCAAGAACGTATTTGCCGTTGGCCTCCGTGTACAAAGGACGCAGCGATTCGTCAATGTCGTCCAATTTTTCCACTTCGTATTTCAATGCCATTCTCTATTCCCCTTCGGTCGGTCAATCAATGCGCAACAAGATCAGGCGTCGCAGTCAGTTTCCCGGCTTTCCACAATTCGTAATTAGCCTTCGATCCTAGCGCCTTCTTTGCCTGCGATTCAGGCAAACTCTTAAGCCAGTCATTATAGGACAGGCTTTTAGGCACAGGCCCATCCATAGATGCGCGCGTCGTTCCCGGCACCTGGTCGAGCTTTCGCGCCAGTTCCTTGTCGCCGCCCGCAGCTGCAGTCAATTCTGCCCACGATTTCGTCCACGGCACCTGTATGCTTCGGCATCCCCAATGCGCTGTCGGGCCGGGGAACGGTGTATCGTGACCTTCAGGCACAAGCTCTCCGTTACTGCCCCACACCCAGCCCTTGCCATCCAAGAACCTGCATATCGGCGTCGTTCGGTTGTCGAGCGTTGCCACCCACAGCACACCCTTCACGATGTCGGCGTTCTGCCGCCACGCCTCAAGCCGCGTCTGATTCGTGACGGTCTGCATGGATGTCCGCACAAGCGCCGCCGCTTGGTTCTTTTGCACGTCCATGATTCCGGCCTTTGCCATCTGCCCATTGCGCGCAGGCACACCTCGCACACGCTGAATCAACTGGTCAACAGTCTCACCCTTCGCCATGCCGAGCCGCATCTGGTCTGCGAATTTCTGCACCAGTTGCGGCGGCTGTCGATCCCACCATTCGGCAGACGGTGCGCCCTCGACCAGCGTATCGCTAACCAGATTTTCTAGAAACGAAGGCGGCAAACTAGCCTTGGCAATCGCCACGCCAATCACGCCATTGAGTAGACCAACGGACTGTTTTCCAACCTCGCTGGCGGCGTCAATCATGTCCTGGTTGACCATCTTCTGCGCTGATCGGTACACCTTCGTTGCCAGCGCCTTGACATCCTTCAATAGCGCATTCAGCCGCGCCCGTTGATAGAACGTCATCTGCACGCCCATCACGTCAGCGGTCACAAGTTCCTGCGTAATGTCATCCTCAAGCGCAGACAGCAGCTTAAGCACCTTCTTTGTAGTAGCGGCAGTCATGCGCACCACGTCAAGTGCCGCAGACACCGCTTCCTGTTGTAGCTGTTCGAGTATGTCCACTGTTTATCCGCCGAGACCAGCGCCAGCCATCCTATCGATACCAGCCGCGATCCGCGCCTGCTCATCCTCCGGAGAAACATCTGGCGGCAACAACTCTCCCTGCTTCATGTTCCACAACAGCGTCTCCAGCGACATCGCGCCCTGCTGATATGTGCTCACCAAGGCCGTCAGCGTCGGGCCGTCCATCGTATCCGGCATGAAGTCCTTGGAAATCCTAATCAATGCCGTTTCCGCGCTGCGCATCATCTGTAGCATATACTGATATGCCACTGTCATGCCATTGCTAACGGCATCTGCAATTGACGAAAGCGAAGCCGTCTGCTGCTGCATGTGAATCCTGGCGGCGGTCGCGGTCTCCGTATTTCCTGACGATGCCATGAGCTGCATGCCGAGCATCGCCATTTGCGACTCCTTCTGATCGATGGCGCGCTCCAATGCGCCCAAACCCTGGCCGGTGAACTCAAGAAACCCGGCGCGCGCGTTGACGTTATCCGTCACCCATGCGGTGGCCGAGCCGATGGTCAATTCCTTGTCCGTGTCAAAGCCAGCGACCCACGCAGTAGGCAAGGCCGTGTAATGCCGCCCGTGTTCAAGGTCGGCTGTGCTTCGATAGTGCGACAGGTTGACGGCAACCAGGTCAAGCAACGGCGGATCAGCAATGCCAGACTCGTTGTTGTCGGGCGCGATGAACACAAAGGGGATCGACTCGATAACATTGCCAGCCGATGTCGGATAGACCGGATCGCCATCCTTGACGTACTCGCCTTTGCCACCATCAACCCACAACTGCATGGCGTACCGCCCGAACTCATCGAGATACAGCTCTCGATACTGATCCTCAGCTACCATAATGTACGGGTCTTTAGGATCGCCCGACAGTACAGTCTCGCGCAACACCACGCGAAGCAGCACGTCGTTATCGTCAACCCGCGCAGTCTGCCAGTTGATGATGTCCTCGGCCACGTACAGCGTAATGTACGGCGCGCCGCCGTTGACCGGCGCATCGACCAGAAGGCCACAGCGTCCAACAGCAATGACCTCAGACGCGGCGCGTATCGCCATTCTCACCAGAGGGCGCTTATTCGTCGGCTCGGGCGCGATTGCCGGGTCGATGCGGAACAGCGTACCCAACATCGCCTCATGCGTGCGCCCGACTGCGTTGTAGTAGTATGCGCGAGTCAGGTAGGCTTTGTATTCGCCGGCGTCCTGTCCGCCCAGCTTCGGCAAGTACAGCTCGCCGCGCTTCTTGATGGCTTCCTCGCCTGCGATTGCGTCACGGCACCTTGCCCATATCGGAAGATGTTTGTCGTAGTCCTGGTGCGTGCTGTTGACAGGCATATTAAAGCCCCCCGATCTTGGTCTGCTTGGATATTACCGCCTTCTGCATCAGCCGGTAACGTGTTGCGTCATAATCGTGATCTTCAGTTTCGGTGTCAACGTCATCCGGGTCTTTGTCCGAGCGCGGAATCACTGGCACCCGCGATAGCCAACCTTGGCATGTTCGGAACACCCACAGCCCAGGGCTTTCTGGATGATCCGACGCCGCAGCCGTGAGCATGTCGCGGATTCGTTGTGCCCCGCGCTTGCGGGAGCCAGATGATTTATCAGCGTGAATCCACCGCACACCTTCGGCAGCCATCTCAGACGCAATGCTGTGTGCGTCCACCTCATCATAGATGCTTGAGTCTGCTGGGCCGGGATTGATCTTGTGGCCGCGGGCGATGTTCTGGCGCATGAACTTCTCGCGCTCAATGATGCCCTTCGCAATGTCGCGGCTCGCCATCATCAAGCCCTTGTTCGGCTCGCCCGTGCTGCCGTACCACTCGCCGATCAGGAACACAGACCCACGCGGGTAATGGCGCTGTCTCTCGCGAGTCCCATCCACGATAGTTACCGGGCTGCCATCCGACTCGGCCCACCACAGCACCGAGAACGGCTTGCTGCTGCCCCAGTCAAATGATCGGTCAATCGTCCACGATTGCGGGATTGCGAACGGCTCGACAATGTGCTTTTCGCTGTCCCACAGATCATCTAGCATGCCGCCAGAAGTGATGTCCCAGTCACCGTACAGCCACGCGCGGCGTTTGTTTGGCTCAGTAATCGACTCAAGGCCGAGGATATATTCAGGGGCCAGATATCTGTTCTCTTTGTAGCTCCCGAACAGCCGAACCTGCGTGCGGGTAATCTGTTCCTTCTGCTGCGTGCGCGGGTTATAGACTTCGCGGGTCGTTCGCACCATCACGCCCGGTGGCGCTGGGTCGATAAAGCGGCGCTTGATCCAGTTATGACCTGCACCGAATGGGTTACTGGTCGAGAATACAACCAGCGGGATTTCCGGCAACAGCTTGCCTGGCTGGCTGTGTTCTTCCGGCAAGAACGCACTACGGTTGCAGGACGTCATCATGTCATAGATTTCCGGCGTCGCGTACTTGGATAACTCGTTCCAGCCGATGAACGGGTATTCATGGCCGTGGTAGTTCCAGTAATCGTCAGTTTTCGCAATCACACGAAACAGCAGTTCCTCGCCAGTCGGCCAGACCCACTTATAAGGGCCGCCAGACAAGAACTTCGCATCATCGTTAAATCGTGAAAACCATCGCTTCGACTTGACCACCAGATCATCAAGGTGTTTGTATTCCTTGTCGAAGATCACCCCGCGCCAGTATGAGCCATAACCAGCTCCAACTAGCTTTCTGAAGTACATGAGCTGCGCGTCAGTCTTGCCCGGGCCGCGTGTGCCTTCGTAGAGGATGTCATTCGCAGGACATGTGAGCGCAAGGGCTTGAGACCCGGGAAGCGGACGCCAAACGACGTCAGGACTCACTCCTTGACGGCTTGCTTCAGCTTCTCTTGCGCGTCCCTTGCCGCTGATTCCCATTCGTCCTTGGTCTGAAAGTACGGCACAAGCATAACGGTTTGCTGTTGCGTCGCTGCTGGTTGATCTGGCTGCTGCTCTCGCCATCCTGCTCGCGTCTTGAGCCAGAATATCATCGCAGTCACATTCTCGCCGTCCGTCGCCTGCTTGAACAGCGACTTCGCGACCTTCGCGTTCGCTTCATAGCGGCCTTCCTCAAGCTCTCGAGCGAAGTGCTTCGACAGCGTCAACGGGCTAATCGGCTCACCTCTTGGGCCGTTAATCATTAAGCGTATGCCTTCGTGCGGCGTGCCCAGGCCAGCAAGCATCCGCACCATTTTGCGTTGCTCATCCGTCGCCAAGAATGGCTGCTGCCCACGTTTACGCTTGATCCCCTCCAATTTTATAACCTTTACCTATCCTGATTCAGTAAGCGAGAATGCCGACCCCACGCAACCAGCACTTGACAACCAGCTACCTTTTTGGTACACTGCAACTTGCATTGCAGTTTTTATCCTAGCACAAAAAGGAGACACATGGACGCAGACACGCTCGCAGTATTGACCTGGCTCGCAGAAGCATCTGCAGTAGTCATCGTGGCCTTCGCAGTGGCCGCAATGATTTCGTACCACTTCCTCAAGGAGCGTTGACATGGACAACATGCACTCAGGCCCGTCACTTCTGCGCGGCCATCCGTACACTCAAGCAGAAAAGACCGACATCACCGAAACGTGGCGTCGGTTCGGGTGGCGTCCTTTGTCTGAGCAAAAAAATCCCGGCCAAGAGGCCGGGCAAGTCACGACACAGGAGATCACCGTCATGCGTAGCATGTGACCACACAGGACATGCCAATACTAACACGTAACCTGAGGGAACACAATTTGAACGCGAAGCAATACCAAAACGCAGTCGGCAAAGACGCTGCGCGCAAGGTCGTCGATATGGCCGGGACGACATGGCGCTACTGGCAGCACTTCGTGACCGGCCACAAGCGCCCGGGGCCTGACCTGGCGCGGCGTCTCATCAAGGCGTCTGAGCAAGTCACGCCCGGAACCATCATGACGCTCGATGCTCTGCTTGTGCCGATGGACAAACTGCGGACACGTAGCAGAAAATCCTCTTGACTTTTTGGTCAACGGTCTGCACACTTTGACCAAGCGCCGTGGAAAGCGCAAAGCGAGAACGTGCAGTCTCCATTGGGCTGGTCTACTGGCCGTATCTAGCCCGCAATGGGCGCGTTCTCGCCGGAATTTCCACCGGTAGATCAGCGCCAATGGAGATTGCACGATGTCACACAAACCGCAAAACAAACCACCCACGGGCGGCGTAGAAGTCGCCACCCACATCATCGACGACGCCATCCAGCTCATTGAAAGCGGGAGGGTGTACCTCGGCCTTCTGAAACTTCGAGAAACGAAAGGAGTAGCGCAGATGAGGCAATACCTTTGCGAGCTCGTATCCTCGCGCCGCATGGAAACTGATCCAATGGTTGCGGCCACGGACAAGCTAGTACTTGGTCAATTGGCAGACTGTGCCGACAGCAACGGCATCGCCCGTCCTACTGTCGCCTTTCTCGCCGAAAAGTGCGAAATTGGCGAGGACACCCTGCGCCGATCCCTGAAACGGCTCGCGGACGCCGGTTACATTCGGGTCTCCGTCGGATTTAGGGGCGACGGAGGGCGATCAGCCAATGCCTACATCATCAACAGATCGCGCATCGAGGAATCGAAGCGCGTTTCGCTTTTCCACTGCTAAGGGGCAGCAATGAGCTTCGAGCTTTCTACTCTACTTTTCAGCCGAGCGTTCTCAACAGGCCCACGGTTTTCAGCGATTGACCGCCATGTCCTGTCCGCGCTTTGCCAGCGCGCCAACAACGAAGGCTATACGTGGCCCAGCATGCGCTACCTTACGCTACAGACATCGCTATCCGAGGAAGCGTTGCGCCGGTCACTACAGCGCCTAGAAGGGCACGGATACATCGAAATACACCAGCGGTTTGCACGCAAAGGAAGGCAAACCAGCAATCTGTTCCGCGTCATCCGTGACCGGATCGAGCAACTCCCGAGCATCAAGTCACTCATTGAGGACGATAAGGACGACATCGGGGACGACAGCCAGCAAACCAACACCGTTGACGCCAACAACCCTGTTGACGAATCGGTAGCTTCACAAAACGCACCCGAACAATTCCTGCACGCACAACCATCGCAGGATAGCCCAACTTCAAGCATGTCCCCCGCTTCAAGCCCATCCCCTTCAAGCATGTCACCCGCTTCAAGCGAAGCCCTAGGTGTCCACTCAAGCCAACCGGAGAGGGTCAACCCAAGCGGAGACCTAGGGGTGGCTTGGACACTAGACGAATATGTAAGTAGAACCTGTAAGAATGAATCTAAAGAAAAGCCGCCAGCAGAAAATCCGCAGGCGGCCCCTCAAGGCCGGAAGAAGAAACCGCAGGTCACGCTGAAAACGTTCATCGAGGAATGCGAGCGAAAAGGTGAAATGCCGATTCCCGAGGGCGACCCGATCTTTGCTCAGGCGGAACGTGAAAACTTGCCGTTGGATTTCCTCCACCTCTGCTGGCTTGAGTTCAAGGATCAACACATGACGATCCGATCTTCCAAGCGACAGGCCGACTGGCGAGCAACGTTCCGCAATGCCGTTCGCGGTAACTGGTATCGGCTCTGGTACACAAGCGCCGATGGCACGGTCACGCTTACCAGCAACGGCCATGCTGCCAAGCTGCGTCACCGCCACAGGGAGGCTGCATGACTGCACGCGTGGCTGCCGTTGACAGCACACCACGCTTACCGCCGCATCACGATGAGTCCGAGCAGTCCGTCCTTGGTGGCTTGCTGATCGACAACACCGCGCTTGACCGGGTCGAGATATCCGAGCATGACTTCTACGGCGACGATCACCGCCGCATCTGGCGCGCGATTGTCAGCCTCATCGACGCTGGCAAACCTGCGGACGTTGTTACCGTCGCCGAGGCATTGCAGGCCAGTGGAGACCTTGAGCGCGCTGGCGGGCTGTCCTACATCGCCGCGCTGGCAGCACAAACGCCATCTGCCGCCAACATTCGCAGCTACGCCAAGGCAGTCCGTTCGCGCGCAGTGATGCGTCGGCTCATCGAGATCGGCGTGCGCATTTCCGATCTTGGATACGCTGGCGGCGACGCAGCCAAGGCCGTTACCGAAGCTCAGCAAGCCGTCATGGAGCTTGACGTGACCGAGGCGTCGCAGGAGTCCGTGAGCATACGCGACGCACTGCGGGCCATGGTTGAGCGCGTTGATGCCGCCTTCAACGGCACATACCAGCCGCTCAAGACCGGGTTCGCAGACCTTGACGCCGCGATTGTCGGCCTAGAGCCCGGTGACCTGATCATCGTCGCCGGCCGGCCCAGCATGGGGAAAACCGCACTGGCAATGCAAATCGCGGAGCACGTAAGCGAAACCGTGCCCGTGCAGGTGTTCAGCCTGGAAATGAGCGCGAGCATGCTTGCGATGAGGATGGCGGCCGGCGCTGGCAAAATCGACCTGCTGAAACTGCGCACAGGATCGCTTGCCGGAGACGAATGGGGAAACCTGACCTACGCCGTTGGAAAGCTCAACAACAGGAGCCTGTACATCGACGATAGGTCGAGCCTGACTGTTGCGCAAATTCGTGCCCGTGCGCGGCAGACAAAGCGCAAGCATGGCCTTGGCCTGGTCGTCATCGACTACATTGGCCTGATTGATGCACATGGCGAGAATCGGGCTGTTGCGCTTGCATCCGTGAGCCGGAGCTTGAAAGCGATGGCGCGCGAGCTTTCCGTACCGGTAATCGTCCTGAGCCAGCTAAACCGTCAGGTCACAGGTCGCACCGACAAGCGTCCGCTGCTGTCCGATCTGCGCGAGTCTGGCGCAATCGAGCAGGACGCCGATCTCATACTGCTGCTGCACCGCGATGATTACTACGATCCAGACAGCGAATACAAGGGCGTGGCCGAGTGCATCATCGGCAAGCAGCGCAACGGCCCTACTGGCAGGATTCCGCTGGCGTTCAATGCCGAGACTGCCCGGTTCGGCAACTACTTCGGCCACTACGATCCAGAATCGCGTGCGGCCGCCAAGACGCAGAGCAAAAGGGGATTCCTGTAACTGTTCCCCGCCCTAAAGGACGGGGCTTTCCACTACATCATGGAGACCACGATGCGCGAATTTAGGACGGGTTACTTTTCCGCCCCTTGCGATGCCGACAGGCTCCGCAAACCCAGCTATGTTCAGTGCCGCGTTAACGTCACTATGCCGCCGAGTTCCGCACGAACAGGAGAAGCTATGCTTCACCCGCTTTCCAAGTTCCCCGCATACGCTACACGTTTGGGACGTGTAGGCGGGATTAACGAACACCACGGCCAATCCAGCGGCTTCTGCCTTGTAAGCGACGAAGTCCTGCAATTGACGAAACGCCCATCCATGCAGTCGCGCCCTGACACGCTTCCCGGCCTTGATGTTGGCACGGATGTTTGTCAGGTCTTCCAGGCGAATTTCACTAGCGCCGGAACGAACGGCTTCTGCGACGATGGACTTGCTTACTTCGTGGTTGACGTGCTTCACATGCCGCCGTTCACGACCAGAGATAGCGCGAAGCTTGCGTTTGGCAGCCCGACTACCGTTGGATTGGAGACGACGACGATGGGCAAGGTAAATGCTCCGGTCATGCCGGAGTTTGCCTCCGCCCCAGACCTTGCCAGTGCTGGAAGCTGCGAGGTTGTTTTCGCCAATGTCAATCCCGCAAACGCAGCCACAGGAAACAGGGGCAGCATCGGGAATATCGATAACAAGGTTGAAATACCAGATTCCCTTGCGGACGATCAGATTGGCTTCTTTGGGTACGCCACTGGCAAGCAGGTTGCTTTGATGATTGCCGCAAAGGAAAGGAATCTTGGTGCGGCCAGCGAGCGTAAACAACGAAAGCGTGTCACCCTTGATCGAGTAGGTGCGCTTGTCAAAGTCGACAGACGTGGGCTTGAAGTTGATAGACGGAACGGGTTTGCCCTTGGCGATCCCTTTTTTGGATTTGAGCGTCTTGTAAGCATCAGCGACCCGATGGACGGCTTGGCACACCATCTGGCTACCAAGCTCCGGAAGTTTCTCGCGCACCGGGTAATAGGCCAAGTGATGCAGGGCTACACGGTTCCAGCATCGGTGCTCTACAGCGAGCGGCACGATAGCGTTGCATGCTTTGGCAAATGTATCAGCAAGAGCAGACAGCGCCATCGCCTGTTCGGGCGTAGCAACCAGCTTGAGTGATACGGTTCGCATTATCATATATGAAAGAATATGCGCAATTTAGATGAAAGTCAAGAACAGCAACATGCGGTTGCGATCCTTAAACTCAACGCCCTAAAGAACGTGGTTTCTCGGAGCAAAATCTGATGAGCACCAAGGACATCATCGCCGCAGTGTCGCGCGGCGTCATGGCGACACTTGCTGACGGCACGCTGCGCGTCAAGATCGACATTGAGCCGGCAGACGCAGAAGCCGCGTTCAAGATTCTCGGCATGCCGGGTAGCCCTATCGCCATAGCCCGCCTTGAGACTGGCACAGCCACAGTTGCGCCAACAGCCGAGGCTACTCCAACGGCCGAGCCCGAGACCCATCACCCGCCCAAGGGCGGGCCGCTTGCCAAGCTGGCCGGTCAATTGTGCCAGCAGTCGGTTTTCCGTGCGTGGTTGTGGAATGCCTTCCCGTCCGCGTTCGAGGCCGCCATGGCGGAATCGCATGGGAACAAGGAAGAAGCGGCCGCAATCGTCATTCGCAGCCTATGCGGCGTTGAATCACGTGCGGAGATCGACAGCAACCATGAAGCATCAACGCGATTCCACCGGTTGATACGCATTCCGTACGCGAACTATCAGGCTGGATCGTGAACGACGACACGCGCGAGCGGACAATGGCTTACATGCTTGAGTGCGAAGCGCGATGGCTGCTCAAGACCATGACAAAGGAACAGCGCCGCGCGTACTTGGAGAGCAAGCCGGTAAAAGGACGGCGGGCGAAGCTGGAAGCCGAGATGTTGAGACAACACAAGGGAAAGGACAAGCGATAGATGGGTGCGTTTAGCAGATCTAAGGGGCAGAGCGGCGAGCGCGAGGTCGCGCGGATCATTTACGACATCACCGGCTGGGACGTAAAGCGCAAGGTGCGAAATCTTGAAGGCGAGTCAGACCTTGAGGGCGTGCCGCACTGGTGCGTTGAGGTCAAGAATTGCGCCAAGCTGGAAGTCATGGCGTGGTGGAGACAGACCACGCAGCAGGCGGCCCGTGTCAACCAATACCCTTTGTTGTTATACAAGGTGCCGCGCCGTGGCTGGCGCGCCGTGTGGCCGTTGGCAGTCTTGCTTGGACAGCCGAGCGATATGGTCGCGGACTATGGCATGACCTGTGAATCTTCGGTAGAAGCATGGGCAGCGGTTGCGCGCGAGGTGCTGGGTGCCAAGTAAAAAAATACGCGCCTAGCTCTTGACAAGTGCACACCAATTTGGTGTAATAGAAGTGTCCAAGCAAGGACACCAACAATGACTAACAAGGAGAGAACCATGCAAACACAGCACGCCCCACCTTCGCAGTATCGCTACCGATTCGGTAGTGGATCAATCAAGCATCGCATATCAATCCTCAAGAGCGCCCGCGAATACCGCGAGCGCAGGAGGCTCTATCGCAACTACTACGATCCGACGCCGTTTGAGCGGTTGGATCACCTTGAGCGGATTATCAGGGAGGGAAAATTCCATGGATGAGTTGAAGAAGGTCGTACAGCAGCCCAACAAGACGGTAGTAATCGGCACAGACAAGAGGGCCGAACTGCTGAACAACCTCACGGTATCGGTTACTGATGTAAAGGTGCTAGAGATTGTGATGGCTAAGAGCAAGGTGTCACCTGTCGCCATTGATGCCGTGCATTGCGTGACATCTGAATTTATGTCAATCGCAATGGATGCACTGTGCTTATCGCAGGAAGAAATCGATACGCTGTTCGACGAGTCGGACATCTTGGCCGACACGAAACTTGAGGCATTTTTCGACTTCCTGAAAAGGACATCAAAATGACAAACAGCATCGAGGTTTACAAGGCCATCAACGACGTGCAGGCGCAGCTTGCCGCCGTCGGTATAAGCAAGAGCAGGCGAAATCAGCAGCAAGGCTATCAGTTCCGTGGGATCGACGAAATCTACAACGTCGTTTCCCCGATGCTGGCCGAGGCCGGCTTGTGTATCTTGCCGCGCGTGCTGTCCCGACAACAGACGGAGCGGGCAACAATCAAGGGTGGAGTGCTGTTTTCTGTTGTTGTTGAGGTCGAGTTCGACTTCGTAAGCTCCAAAGACGGCAGCCGTCACACCATCAAGACCTTCGGGGAAGCGATGGACAGCGCCGACAAGGCCACAAACAAGGCCATGAGCGCGGCGTACAAGTACGCTGTCATACAGGCGTTTGCCATCCCGACCGAGGGCGACAACGACGCCGATGCGCACTCGCCGGAGGTGACGCCGGCCCAGCCGGCAGCACAGCCGGCGCGCCAACAGTTGCCGCCGTGCCCCGACGCCAAGATCGAAAGGTGGTTCCAGAACGTCCTCGAAGGCAAGGCCAGGGCCGCCGATCTGATGCCGTTCGCGTCCGCGCGATACGCGCTCACGGATGCGCAAAAGCGGCGCATCGAAGCCTTTGTTTCGTCGCTGGAAAAGAAGTCGGCGGCCGATGTAGCCGGATTTGTGGCTGAGATGGAGTCCGCAGAGCGTCAGCCCGGTGAGGATGGGTGATGGCGCGCATACACTTCATCAAGCAGGGCAGCAAGGAATGGCACGCCCATCGAGAGACGCCGAACCAGATCAACGGCAGCGAGCTTGCTGCGATCATGGGCCTGTCCAGCTATGTGAGCAGGGCAGAAATGGTTCGGCGCAAGGCCACCGGGATCAAGCCGGAATATGACGCTGCCGCGCGTGCGCGCTTTGCCGAAGGCCATGATGCGGAGGAACTAGCCCGCCCGATTGCGGAGGAAATCGTCGGAGACGACCTGTCCCCGCTGGTCATGTCCGACACAATCGACGGCGTGCTGTTGTCCGTGAGCCTTGACGGCGTGACGCAGGACTTCGAGACAACGTTCGAGCATAAGCTGTTGAACGCTTCGTTGGCCGAGGCGCTAGACGCTGGCTACCTGCCGGAAGAATACCACCCGCAATGCGAGGCCGGCCTGATGGTGTCCGGTGCGACCAGATGTCTGTTCATGGCGTCGCGGGGCGGAGACCCGAAAACAGTGCGTCATTACTGGTACGAATCGCAGCCGGAATTGCGGCGGCGCATCATCGCGGTGTGCAAGCAGTTTCTCGATGACGTGGCGAACTATGTTCACACCGAGGCCGAGCCGGCGCTCATAGCTGCCGACATCAAGTCGCTACCCGCGCTATTCGTGCAGGTAGAGGGCAAGGTGATTGCTTCCAACCTGGACGCCTTCCAGTCTGCCGCGCGAGCCTTCCTCAACAGCGTCAAAGACGACCTTGTGACAGACCAGGACTTCGCGGACGCCGAGAAGATGGTCAAGTTCCTCAAGGACGGCGAGGAAAAGCTGGAATATGCGAAGCGGCAGGCGTTGGAGCAGACGGCAAGCCTTTACAAGCTGTTCAGCGCCATTGACACGATCAAGGAGCAAATGAGGGCCAAGCGCCTAGCACTCGAAAAGCCGGTGAAGCATGAGAAGGACAGGCGCAAGCAGGAGCTCATCGAGGAGGCGAAAGCCAAGTTCGATGCACACGTCCGGGCACTGAACGCAAGCCTTGGCTCGGAATTGGTTGCGCCGACTAATGTGCATTCGCGCTTTGCCGAGGCTATCAAGGGGTTGAAGTCGATTGACTCGATGCGCGACAAGTTGGACTTGGCGCTCGCGGAAGCCAAGATCGAGGCAACTGAAAGCGCCCACACTATCCTGGACATTCTGCAATCAGCAGTAACAGATCAACAGGCGAAGCCCAGCGAAGCGACGCACGTAGAGCCGAGCGCGACGGCAATCCCCAAGGAACCGCTGGCCGGTAGCCAACCGATCCAGATCGGCGAGGCTCTTATGGTCGATGGCAATATTTGCATAGCATCTGAGATCGCAGAAATCGATGCTTTGCTAAAGTCAATTCCGGGTGGCAACTTGATCGAGCGAAAAAGCCTTGAGGCGCGTCTTGAGCGTCTCAAGAGTGTTTTGGCAACGACGTGGCATCGAGAGGAAAAAGTCAGCAAAGCAGAGGATATGGATGGAGAAATAGCAAGGATGCGAGCGGACTCCGAACGCTACCGCTGGCTTCGTGACGGCGGCCTTATGGAGTTGCCGTATGACGATTACGGTATTGGGCCGATGTTCCCTGGCGGGGAAGAACTTGATGCAATTGTAGATCAGTTGCGCAGCCGTGAGGCTGGAAATGGAGCAACAGAAGGAGACGATCATGGGTAAATGGGATCAACGTATGTACGTGGAGGTTAGACAGTGACAGCCTCCTATTACAACGAGATTGACCCATACGCGGCCCAATGGCTGCGCAACCTGATTGCGGCTGGTCGTATTGCACCAGTAGACGTAGATGAAAGGATTATCTAGTGGCGCTGACAATAATTGAGAGCTTCAAAGGTGCAAAGAACAAACATCCAACAACTAGATGTGTTTGTGACTGCGGAAAAGAGCGTGTAGTCCGCACAACTAGATTACGGAGAGTGATTGTAACGATGTGTGCCGATTGCGCAAAAATAGCAGCGGCTAAACGTGGAGCAGAAACTCGACGAAAATTATCTGATGAAGAAAGGGAAATTCACGAAAAATACTCTATGTACAAGCAAAATGCAAAACGAAGAGGAATTGCTTTTGGCATCTCATTAGAAGTCTTCTCTTCCCTAGTTAGCAAGGCCTGCATTTATTGTGGAACCAATGAACGCATTGGCGTTGATAGGATTGATAGCTCACTTGGCTATTCTGTAGAGAACTGCGAGCCATGCTGCGCAGACTGCAATTATGCAAAACGAGATATGGATAAAGAAACATTCTTTAGGTTGATTGCGAGGATTTATGCCCACCAAAGCAGAAAAAACCCTGCGAGCTTACTACAATGAGGTTGACCCATATGCTGCGCAGTGGTTACGTAATCTGATGGAAGAAGGCTGGATTACTAAGGGTGATGTGGATGAACGAAGCATTGAAGACGTACGGCCAAGCGACCTTACCGGGTATGACAGACTGCATTTCTTTGCCGGTGTTGGAGTGTGGGATTACGCACTCAACCAGGCCGAATGGGGACGAAACAAAATATGGACGGGATCATGCCCTTGCCAGCCTTTCAGCACGGCAGGCAAAGGAGCTGGGTTTACTGATGAGCGGCACCTATGGCCCGCATGGTTTCACCTCATTGAGCAGTGTCGCCCTCCAGTCATCTTTGGCGAGCAGGTTGCAAGCCAGGACGGCTATGCTTGGCTCGACCTTGTTCAAACTGACTTGGAAGCAGCAGACTACGCCGTCGGGCCGGTTGTTTTACCTGCTGCGGGCGTCGGTGCGCCGCACATCCGCCATCGGATATTCTTCGTGGCCGACGCCGACGGCGCGCGACTGGAAGGACGGGGCGGAATGCATGGCAGTTCCAATGAACGCTCTGCTTGGGCGCGTAGCGTGGCTGGCGGCATGGACGACGCCAATGGCGAACGACGCGACCGGGAGCACGCATTGTTACGGGCCGAAGAGGTCGGACGGGACGCGTGTGGAGTATCTGAAACTTCCTGGACAGGCGAATCTTGCGCAGCCTACCCGACTAACGGCTTCTGGAGAGATGCTGACTGGCTCTTGTGCCGGGATGGAAAGTGGCGGCCAGTTGAACCCCGCTCATTCCCGCTGGTTGATAGGGCTACCGCCAGAGTGGGACGACTGCGCGCCTACGGAAACGCGATTGTCTCGGAAGTCGCGCGCGAGTTCATAGCTGCTTACATGGAGTGTATACCATGAGTAAATGGGACGATCGTATGTCGAACTTGGCGAATCTGGTTTCTACATGGAGCAAAGACCCGAGCACCGGAGTAGGGGCCGTGATCGTTGATGCTAAGAACCGGGTTGTTTCGCTTGGCTTCAACGGGTTTCCGATGGGTGTGGTCGATTCAGACGAAATGCTGTTCGAGCGCGATGAGAAGCTGCGCCGAACCATCCACGCCGAGGAAAACGCATTGCTGTTTTCCAGCCGATCGGTGGAGGGCTGCACCATGTACGTGACGCACCTGCCATGCGCACGATGCGCGGCAAAGATCATCCAGTCAGGCATTGCCCGTGTGGTTGCGCAAATCCCCGATGAAATGTTCTGCGGCCGCTGGGAAGCGGATATGCGCAGTGCGTCCGCGATGTTCGCGGAGGCTGGGGTTGTGTTCATGTTGACGGATAGAGAACCAGCGCGGGCAACGGATGGGCACAAAACCTTTCGCCCTGTGGCTATGGCTAAAGTGCAAACAATCGGCGGAAACGCCGGGATAGCGTGGCACGCGGTTTCGCTTGACCCAACTGTCAGTCCGCCATTGCTGCCGGACGGGACAATCCTGTACGCCGAGGACTGAGAGAGACGACAAGGAGTTTGAAATGGCTGTAGCAATCGAGCAGATAAGGCCGGGGGCGGTTTTCAGGTTCAAAAACGGGCCGCGCCGTGTTATCGAATTTGCCAAGCCAGTTGGCTCAGGCTTCAATACCAGGGTTAGGTGGGAATACGCCGACGGCAAAAAGCGAGGTGGACGACTCACTGGGACTCAGTGGGTTCACTATTTCAGGGCCAAGGCCATTGAGGAAATACCTGATCCCGCTGTTGCTGGGGATACTCTCCGGCTGTTGTCTGGCCGAGAGGTGGCGACCTTCAAAGACGATTCATGCAAAATCACGGTGGACACAAACTGTCCGGCTAAATGGGCGTTTGTTGACCTTGAGACAGGTGAACTGTGGGGGCATGACGGCACCAAGTTAAGGCACCTTTCCCCTGCCGAGGCGGCAGAAGTCGAGGCCGTGGCAAAACAAGCGGCAGCGAATAAGGAACCGCAATGAAAGACCTAGTTAAATTTCGATGGGAGGGGTCTGTCGATAGTGAAGCCGGGATTGCCGTTTACGAAATCGGCAAGTCAAGCTACTCGCTACGGCTACCCAACTTCCGGTCTGCCAACCTTGTGCACATGGCGCTGTCGGATGCGTACCGTGCAGGACACGATGATGGCGTTTGTAGCACGAAGACCGCTGTGCAATCTGCACTGTCAAAACTTCTATAGAACGTCCATTGGTAAGCCATGAAGATCACACCATCAATGCGCCGCGTCATGATCGCGCTAGACAGGCATGGTGATATGTCGGCGCGGGAAATCGCAGAAGTGGCACACGTTTCTGAGCGCACACTGGTTTCAAGTGGCGTTCTAACCGCATTGCGCGAAGCTGGGCTGATCCGCATTTCAGACTGGCAGCGCAATTTTCCAGGTTCTCCAACGCCGATCTATTCATTCACCCCTGGCCCAAACAAGCGTAAGCCGAAGCCGTACTCTGACGCAGAAGTAAGCAAGCGGTGGAAGGAGCGGGTCGGGTATTACGGGGAAGAATACCAACAGCGTCAAAAGGCGCGGCAATCAATCAACCAACTTTTGAGGATCAACAATCAATGAACAGATTCGACGACATTCGAGCATGGGCGCATGCCCGCAAACTGATCGACGGCAGCACGCCAGACCGGCAATTTCTCAAGCTGTCGGAGGAAGTGGGCGAACTGGCGGCAGGACTGGCAAAGGGCAATCGTCTTGCCGTTATCGACGGCATAGGCGACGCAATCGTGGTGTTGACCATCCTTGCTTCGCAAGTGGGCGTGCTGGTCGAGGACTGCATAGACGCAGCGTGGGAGGAGATCAAGGATCGCAAGGGTGTGATGTTGAACGGTGTGTTTATCAAGGATGGAGACTGAAATGGCAAGCGTGAATCTGGCAATCATCGTTGGGCACTTGGGCGCAGACCCGGAGCTCAAGTACCTACCGAATGGCGATGCTGTTGTGAACCTGTCTGTTGCGACAAGCGAGAAATACAAGGACAAGTCTGGTCAGCTTGTCGAGACAACGGAATGGCACCGTGTGAGCTTCTTCGGCAGTACCGCCGAGGTATGTGGCAAGTATCTGCGCAAGGGCAGCTTGGTTTACATCGAGGGCAGTATCCGTACGCGCAAATACACGGACAAGGAAGGCATCGAGCGTTACACGACCGAGATCAAGGGTAGTCGCATGAAGATGCTTGGCGGTTCCAGTGGTGACGGAGACGAACGCCCGGCGAAGCGGACGGAGGCCAGGCGTGATGTTCAGAAGCCGCCATCGCCGAGCTTCGATGACATGGACGATGACATCCCTTGGTAGCCGATAAACACGCTAGCCGCTGCGCTCAACTTGCCGCGCGTGAGTCCCCGTCCTTCAAGGCTGGGATGGATAGCGCAGCCATATCACGGCGACGAGACTTCACAAAAGACGAACAATCGTTTATCCTTGTGAACATGGATACGTTTCCGACAACCCAGTCGCTGACCTGCAAGCTCAAGCTCCTGCTCAGCAAAGAGCAGGAAGATGCGGTTCGGCGCACGGCGTTGGCCTATCGTGACGCATTGAACCATGCGTCTGCTGTGGCTTTTGCCCACGGCAAAATGTCGCAGGGCATGAAGTTGCAGACGATGGTGTATCAGGACTTGCGTGAGCGATTCAAGCTGCCATCCCAGATGGCCTGCAATGTGCCACGGCAAGTCGCCGCAGCGTACAAGACGCTGTGGGCGCGAGCGAAGGCCAACGCCACGCACAATGCAAAGGGCTGGGCGAAGCGGCGCTACAGAGGACTCGACAAAGCACCGAAGTTCACATCCCTGACCGTCACATTGAACCATCGCAGGGACTGGTCCCTGGGCAAGGAACAGACGGTCAGCATAGGAACGCTGGACGGGCGTATCCGGTGCCGATACGAAGGATGGAACCGGCATCTGGAGTGGCTGAAGGCGTCACATGAACATGGTGTGACCATGGGTGCTGCCAAGCTCTGGCAAGACCAGGTGAGTAAGACATGGTATCTGATGGTGTCCATCGACAAGGCGCTGGAACAGAACCCGCTGGACGCCATCACCACTGTCAAGGGCGTTGATCTAAATCGCCGTAACATCGCGGTCGAATCCGATACCAGTGGCCGGTGTCGTTTTTATCATGGCGGGCCGGAGCGGCATCTGGCCGAACGTGTCGCCAGGACACGCAGTGCGTTGCAAGCGAAGGGCACTCGCGGAGCCAAAGTGGTTTTGAGAAAACTGGCTCTGCGAGAAAGACGGCTGAACGCGAATACAGCGCACTGCGTGAGCAAATCCATTGCGGAGCCACACGCAATGGTGGGGATGGAGTGGCTGAAAGACATCCGCAACCGGACCGAGCGTCGTCATACGCGGACGGCTTCAGTGAAGCTGCGCAAGTCCAACCGCAAAGTGAGCAGTTGGAATTTTGCGGATGTGCAGACCAAAATCGCGTACAAGACAAGATTGTCTGGTGGAGTGCCAATTTGGGTCGATGCGGATTACACCAGCCAGGCGTGCCCTGTTTGCGGGCACGTCGAGCGGGAGAATAGGCCCCATCATGGCTTGCTGTTCGCGTGCGCGCATTGCGGACACACACTCCATGCCGATTTAGTGGCTGCAAGGAACATCAGCATGCGAACGCTCCTTGTCCGGCAAGACTGGGCGAGGACGGGGCGATTGTCAGCCGCCCCTGAAGCATCAGGCGACGAAGCCAAAGCCGCACGTCTTTCGAGATATGCGGAACTGCGGTGGAGCCTAGATGCAAGCTCCACCCCTTAGGGTGGGGTTGTTGACGTAATGCTTGACACTCTCGCTTATGCGCGTATAGTTATACCTAATAGATAGCAGAAAGGGGATTACGATGCGCGACCTAGTTGATTGCTGTCCCGATTACGAATCGGGGTGCGGGGCAGATGATGGGGGCCCGGATTACTGGCAGGTGCAGGAATCTGAGCTTCAACAGCAATCGTTCGCCGAAGCGGCGGCCGCGCGTGAGTGCGAGCTTGCTGCCATTGGCGACCAGCTTGCCGGAGCGATTGCCACGCTTGATGAGGCGATTGCGCGGCTGGTTGCGCTCTCGAAGATGATTTGCAATTCTGAAAAAGAAAGGAGATGACGATGAAGTTTGCAAGGCAAAAGCCGGAAGCAACCGTGATGGATATAACCCCGGAGACGGCAAAAGAAATGCTTGCAACCAGCCCAGGAAATAGACGATTGCGCGGATGGTACGTAGACATGCTCTCCGCCGCGATGAAGCGCGGAGAGTGGCGTGTCACAAGCCAGGGGATTGGCTTTGATGTAAACGGCAGGCTGCGTGACGCTCACCACAGGCTGAATGCTTGCATTCAGTCAGGTGTTACGTTTCAGTCCGTTGTGGTTCTTGGAATGAGACCAGACGCCTACGAAGTGACCGACACGGGCATGGTGCGCACCTATGCTGACCGACTTGGTAAAGACCGCGCAGTTGCCGATGTGCTGCGGCTTGGCTGCCAGTACGCGCTTGGCACGCCGAGACCGACAATAGACCAGATGCGCCCGATCATTGGAGCAGGATTCGGAGACGCAGCGCAGTCATTGATCGAGTTTTGCGGATCGAAGCGGAAATACTACTCGTCTGCACCGATGAAACTGGCTGCCTGCATCACGATCATGAACGGGGGAGACGCTGACTTCGTGTTGCATCAATACCGAGCGATGTGCAGCCTTGATTTCGATGCGATGTCGAAGTCAGCGCAGGCGCTGGTCCGGCAGGTTGATAGCGGGAAAACACGTGCCTACGATACCCGCGAAGTGCTGGCGAGAGGGTTCCGGGTTTTCGACAAAGACAGGCACGGTATCAGCAAGATTCAGATTAGCGACTCCGACATGGATGCATCGGTTGAACTTGTGCGCTCTGTGCTGCGCAACTCTGTATTCTAAGAACATAAGCACGCGGTCGAGCATGACGCAATGGCAAAGAGGCAGATCGCCCTTACGTCAACCGTTGCGCCGATGCGGCCGCAGATCAACAAGACGGAGGTAGGCAATGGATGACATTTTCGAGCGCATCGCCAACGGCACAACGACCGTGGACGATTGCCGAGAGGTTGAGCGTGTGATGGCCGCGCTATCGACGCTGCGGCTGTTTGTCCATGAGGTGTCACTGTTCTGCGACGATGAGGATTTCGCAAACCGCGCGACTCGGCTACTGAATGATCTTTACCAGGAGGACTAGATCGTGACACCAGATCAATTTTCGGCGCTTGCCAGCCTTATCCGCATGCGTGGCGGACAGTCTCAAGAGGCAGCTCGCCTTGTGCTGGTCGAGGGTATGCGCCCGTGTGATGCAGCGCGTAAGGTCGGATTGTCGCCGCAAGGGGTTAACGACGCAGTGCGCCGAGTCAAGAATGCCGCAAAGGTGATCGAGAAGGTATGCGGCGACGGGCAGGACGGCTGATTGCTGCCAAAACCACCAGGTGTACGGCGTCACCGCTGTGCTTTAGCCGTGCATTCGCCGAGCGTTTTCGTGCTTTTCAGCGTACCGATATAGGTGCGGTGCGCAGCCACCCAATCCGTAGCTATAGCGCGCTGCGCATCCTCAAGCGACATCTCACCGGCGCACACCATCTTGTGTAGCCGGTTTTCCAGCTGGTCCTTGTCCACGGCGTTGCACGGCCCGCCGTATGGTTGCGGCCACAAGTTCCGAACGTCGTCCGCACCGCCAAGCTCACGCGAAATCAGATGGTCGATCTCGCAGCCACGCGGCGACAATGCGCACTCCCCGCGATACGGCGTCATGTGATACCTGGCATAGACTTGCGTCTTCATGCTTGCCGTCACAGCGCGGCGGTCTCGCCCCCATCTTGTGTTGCACACCTGATCAAGCGTTAGGTCGCGCGTCACGCCTGGGGTGAGCTCAGGATCAGGCAACGGCCCTGCAAAGGCCGCTGCAGAGACGCACAGCAGGATCAGCAGGGGCCGGTAGTGCATGTGACTGACGGGTTGTTTTGGGTGTGGTTGTCTGACGGGTTGTAGCTTCCGCTGATCGCGTGGTTGTCCGTGGTTGTCGTGGTCGTGGTCACGGTATCGCCAGGCGCCTGAATCTGCCCGGCGATGTCCACGAATGCGCCATTCGTTGACACAGCCACGTCGCGGCTGTTGTTGCTTTGCGTGATGGCAATGCGCTGGTTGGCGCGTATGCCATAGCCCTGCACAATCGACGGAACAATGATTGCGAACCAGTCACGGATTTCGTCGGCCGTGGAGCGTGGCGCGGCAATCTGCGGCTGGCTTTGCCCAGCGCCAGGGATCATGAGCGCCATGACAGCAGCCACCTTTGCGGCATCCCCGCCAGATGCGCCGAGCTCCTTGATCGCATTGGCCTTGGCGATGTCCGCGTCAGCCTGTGCCTTGTGAATCCGCGCCTGCATATCGGCATAGCGCCCGTAGTCAGATGTTACGGCACAGCCGCCAAGCGCAAGCACCACAGCGGCAGCAAGCATGGTTTTCATGGTGTTCCTCCAATCAAGCAGAATTGAACGTACGCACAGCCGCCACGTAAGCCTCGCACATATCATCCGGGTATCCGGCATCATACAGTGCCTCGCGGAATATCAAATGCGCTACCTTCGCCGGAACCGGCGTCTTGCCATCTTTGTCCTTGCGCCGCAAGTAATCGTGAAGCACGCCCTGCTTGAAGCCCATCCATATCCCTTGGCCCATGAACCGCAGCGCCAATGCCTGCCCGACAACCGGAACAGCAATCAGCGCCTTCGGAACTGAGCTGCCATCCGTGCGAAACCATTTTGGCACGGTGTAGGTGTCGCCGGTAAGATCGCTTGAATACACAAGCGGCGCAACCGTGAGCCACGGGAATGCCGAACGGTCATCAAGCAGCTGTACCAGCAGCGGCGTGTGAAACGGCATTACGGGGCCACAGCGTCCTGCTTGACCGAGCAATACGCCTGCCACGCCTTCAGCCCGTCCGGGTCGTTCGCAAAGCGCCGACGGACCGCGCCCGCAGTTGGCGCCTCACAGGTAGCCCATCGCGCCGCGATGAGTTCCTGATCAGCCGTTACTGCTCCGTACTCGGCAACGGACGTTTTGAATGCCGTCCATTCAGCGCAACCAGTGAGCGCCGCGCAGGCAGCCACCAGATACAGCGCTTTCATTTCACAGACTCGACGCCAGCACGCAGCGCCGCGAGACCGGCGCCGATAAGCCCTGCATTGACAGCCTCGCCGAGCGTCATTTCGCCGGTCAGGAACGACACGATGGCCGAGACTACAGCGCCGATGGCAACGATATAGGTGCGCTTGCCTTGAAGTGCTTGGAACATGATTTTCTCTCCTTCAAAAAGGTTGATTCACGGCATTATGCCGTTCCGTCCACGAAATCCGCCACCCGGTTCATCCATCCGGCCGCGAACACCGCGTTTGCTGGCCGCGACCGGATGACCTCACCGAGATAGCGAATGCGCTCCGCAAGAAACTTGCGGTATAGCCAATCAGCATTGGAATTCTGTATTGCGGCCTTCGTCACAGGCCCGAGAACCCCATCCACAGGAACAATTCCGAGAGCCTGTTGCAACATGCGCACAGCCGACTTGACGCCGCTATGGACGGCCGTGTCCACAACGAGACCAAGCAGCGGCTCTGGAATGTTGGAAAAGCCTGGTTCCTCGATGTACTTCCGCCGGTAAATGCTGCGTGCCTCATCGACGGTGAGAACCGCAACATCCTCACGGGTCACCACATGCCCGCGTGCCTCAGCAAGCGTAGCCTGAGTGATTCCGTACTTCGTCGTCCCGCCGTGGTCGGCTGGATTATCGACGAATCCGCCCTCTCGCTGGATGATGTCGTCAATGATCTTGTCTATGCTCATTGGCGATTCCCTTGCTTTCTGTATCGTTCCCAATCCTCGGCGCACTCGCTTGAGCAAAACAGCTTGTCTCCTTTGACATACTCATTGCACCAGTGGCACGCTCCGCTTGGCTGCAATTCACGCGACGCGAGCAGCTTGCGAATCCTGGCAATCTCAGATTGCGCCATTCCTTCGCCATTGTCGCTGCGGTCAGCTTTGTCCGCCATCACTTCCTCCAAGTATCGCCACAACACACATTCCGATCAGCACGCCAACTGCTGCGCCAATCCAGAATGCCAGCCAGCACATTACAATCCCTTCCCGATAATGAATGCAATCGCACCAGTCAATGCCGCCCACAGAGCCTTGTCTATCCACTCGCTGCTCTTTTGCTGGAACGGCTCCGAGATTTCCAGATTGCGCACACGCTCTTCCAGCTTGCTGAGCATTCCGATGATACGCTCGATGGCGTGAGACGCTGATGATTGCCGTTCCTCGATGAGCGCAAGCCTAGTCACTGCTTCGCTCATGCGCTCAATTGCTGCGCGCATGGCGTTCTGGTCTGCCCGGATGTGCTGAATATCGTTCGCAAGAGAGCCGATCTTTTCCTCTGCAAGTACATCTTCCCTTACCATGCCACTGCCTCCACGTCATCGACTGTCTGAGCACTGCGTACGGTGTCCTTGAGCGCCTGCTTGTGCTGGAATGCTCCCCACCCGCGCGCCAGCATGGCAAATGCCAGCCCGTTCAGCTGGGCGAGCGTCATCGTCACTGGCGCATTGGAAATGTCCCACCACGCAAAGCCATCCGGCACAGCGCCGACTGCGTTCAGGCTTGTCAATGTCTTGGTGAGTATGTCCTGCGATCCGCTGTCCGCCTGGAACACATGCCCCATGTAGGCAAGCGGTTGCTGGATGGCCTGCTGGTAGGCTTCCTCGATCTCGGCGATCTTGGCTTCCTTCACTGTGGCCAGCGGCATCGGTGGCACGTCCATCGGTAGCGGACTGTTGCCAGCCATTATCCACGCTCGGTACACATCCCACTCTGGCATGTCGCGCGTGATGTGTAAGTTGTCAGACAACCTGGTGACGCCTACTTGTTCGAGACGATAGCTCATGACGTGCGGCGCAGTTTGTAGTATGTGATCGTCTGTGATCCGCTTATTGTGTTACGGTGCCTAATCACAAGCGATGATTTGAATGGTATCTGATCGAATGTAATGCACGTCGGCGCGGTCGTTGAACCGAAAACAGCGCCCACAATGACTCTTGCGGTGGCGGCAGATAATGTTCCTGTCAAATCCACAACCGTCACGCCATCAATAATGATCTGGATTTGTGGATAGCCACCGCCAGAGCCAGTAACGACAAAATTCAACACGCCTGAGCCGGTGATGTTCACCACATCGACAAGCGCTGCGCTTGTTGTCGTTGCCTGAACACACCCCATGACCATGCGGTAATCAAAGTTATTGATATACGGTGCGTTGCTTCCTGCACCATCTGTAAGCGGCGTCGGGAAATTGGCTGCAATAGGCGCGTCTCGCGTCGGGTCGATGTTGATCTTGTCGAGATACCCGGCGCGTGCGTTAGTCCACACAGCATCATCAGTGGCCTTGCCGGACAGATTGAGCTTGTCGAGATACCCGGCGCGCGTTGCGGTGATGCGCGAATCATGCAGTGTGTCGAGCTTGGCGGCCCATGCGGCCGTCAGTAGATCAGTCAACGTCTTGAGCTTGCCGGGTACTCCGAGTAGGAAGTCAATCATTGCTTATCTCCATCACGACCACGAGGTATTTGTTACGTTGCCAGACGCATCATAGGTGATTGTCTTGGTGCCGATGGTGGCCCATGACGTGCCGCTGTCGCTGCTGTAGCTGTACACCGCGACGGTGACGCTACCGGCTTGTCCGCCAGACGTTCCCCATGTCAGGTCGGCTTTGACGCGCTCCGTGCCTTTGCTGTAGGTGATCGTCGCCGGTTGATCTGCTGTGCCGCCAGACGCGGCCATGCTCCACCCATAGAACCCGCCGCCCATGATCGCAGCGTCACGAATCGCCTTGAGGTTGTCGCGCGCGCTTTGTGCAAATGCTGTCCCATTCTGCGTTGCCGCGTCTGGCTTTGTTGGATCAAACTGTGCGTACGCCATCAAACCCCCTGGAATGTATACTGGAACGGACTCGCGATCTTGTCACCATTGTTGCCGAACACATAAACGTCGAACCTGGTCGGGTTGCCAAGCACCACATTGTCGAACGTCGCCGAGCGTGCAGTGTTGCCTTGCGGCGTAATCGTGATCTTCTTCAGCGCCACATATTGCCCGGATAACGTAATTGTAACCGGGCCGGACGCGCTGCTTGTGCCGCTGCCAACTTCCTCACGCGGTATCGCGTCAACGCGAATCGACTGCGTTGGGATTACAGCCAGCATCGTCGATGTCGTCAATGCCTCATGCTTGAGCCTGGCGAATCTGGCGTTTACCTTCTGGCTTAGACCAAGTGCGTATGTCCATGTAGAGCCGTCCGTAGAGTAGCCTAAATAGCTTGCCATGCTGCCGTTGAGCGCCGATACCGTGGCCGTCCCAGTCCATTGCCCG